GTTGTATGACTCCACGTCGTCTTTCAACATGTGGGACATGTCGCAGAAGGCTAAGAAGGCTGCGTCGTACCTGCGTGAAACCAATCTGGGGAATGCCGCTCATGGTGGCCGCCCCTTCGGGAAGTAGGACATCATGAGGGATGGTTCAACACCACGTTTGGTTAAGGCTGCTCAGGTTTTGGTGACGAGCGTTAAGAGCGGATCTATTTTCCGTCCGCCTGCTGGCCCGTCGAAGTCTGGTGCCCGCAGGGCGCTGCGAGACTGACTATGCCAAAGAAGCCACGCCGACCAAGGTACTAGTCGTGCCCATGAAACGGGGCCGCGATCAGGCTACGATTTCCACCAACATAGGGCGTCTGATTTCTGAGGGGTACGACAGGGATCAGGCTGCTGCCATCGCGCACGATATTGCGCGCCGATCTAACAAGGGGAAGAAAAAGTGAGAAACATGTTTGAACGGGCAGCGTGGACGTTTGCCCAGTCGTTCTTAGCAGTGTTCGTTATCAGTGATTTGGCGTCAGCGAAGACGGCTCTGGTCGCGGCGGGTGCCGCCGCTTTGAGCGTGATCAAAACGTACGCCCGGGACCGTGTAGGATCGTAGCCATGGATGCCGCTGAACTCGACGCCAAGTGGACTGAGTTCATGAAAGTCGAAGGCGCTGAGGTTGAGCAGGAGATCCTATTTGAGTTGGAAGAGACGGCCCACCTGTTCGACACTACGGATGGGACGCACGCCAAGTGGTCACCAGATGGGATTCTCGGATTGTTGCTGGTGTTCAACGAGCAGGAAGCAGAGTGTCTGCTGGCTGCGTTCTATGCAGGCATGGACGGGGTCGAAGAGGCGACCGCTGCTTTCGGTGTGTGGATCACATCACTTATGGGGATGGTGAGACAGTGTCTTGCTGTAGAGGACGAGCGTTTCCTCTGATTGCCCGACCCATTCGATGATGGCCGGATCGGCGGCTAGAGTCTTGATGAGTTTTCCACGAATAACGTCTCGTCTGCGCGCCAGCGTTGTCTTGGGGCAGCCCAGCACTGCTCCGGCTTTGCGTAGCGACATCCGTTCGATGAGTAGCCGTTCGGCTATCCATCTCTCTTCGGGTTCCAACGCTTCGATGGCTGCGCCTAGTGTTTCCTTTAGTTCTTTCGTGTCTTGCAACGTGGGGACGGCGGAAGAGTGGATGCCGTCGGGACGTTCTGAAAGCATCCGTTCGAACTCGGTGGCGTAGCGTTCTTCTGGTGGCATCGACTTGTGGAGGGCGTTGTGCAGCCAGTGGTTTTCTTCTTGGTCGCTGCTGTCGCCGCTGAGCCAGCCGGGGTCAATCGGAAATTCGCGCTGCGTCCCCATCGGGCGTCCAATCAAACATGTTTGTTTTCAAATGCCAGAACGGTTTTTCGCCGCCCGGATCTTTGAAAGTTCCAATGATTGCTTGGTCGCTTTTAACTAATTTATGCAACTTTTCTTGCGTGGCTACCGTGTGCATTTCACGGGTTGAATCCCAAAAGAAATACAGCACTGGCAGCAGGGGATGCCAGATCGTTTCTATGGTTGTGAACTTTTCGCACTTGAGTTTGACTCCTTTGCGGGGAGAACAGCCCTGCACTTCCACTAAGTAGTTGCCTCCCCAGATGTAGTCAGGGGTGTACCGTATTCCCAGCGGTAGCCGACCGACGGGGAACGGTGGACGGTTCAATCCGTATCGAACCCATTCGCCACTGTTGCGTTCAAACGCCGCTTCGGAGTCGTCGCCCATCTTGTCGAAGCGTGTTTGCCAAGATTTGTTGGCAAAGTTTTGGTACTTGGTGTCTTCAGTTTTTTTGCTCATCTACCTTTACCGCCGATATGCGAACCACTTGGATGTCATCTTCCCACGCTACTTTGTTCAGCGCGTCTAACGTGAGTTTGATGTAGTTGTCTAGATCGCCTCGCAACGTCTTGGCATTGTGCGGAGATTCTACCACAGTCAGCAGCGTGCATGAGGGACTGTACACCACCATTACTTCGACTGGGCCTTCGATCTGTTTACCGACCTGTTCACGCCACGCCTCAGCCACATAGTCTTCTTCGATCAGCGTCTCCTTCGGAGTGAACACATGACCCTTCTTGGTGTGACGAGGACGCGCCTTCACCTTGGGGCGACGGTCTATCCGAACGGAATAACTTTTCATCCTAGTCCTTTGGTTCCCATGCCAGTTTCTTGGCGTCCAACACCATCTTCCAGAGGCGTTGGCGACCATCGGGTCGCCTCGCATACTTGCCACCCCAGTCCCTGTCTGCCCCTTCCAGTTCCCCGGCCACTTCTCCAAGTTCGTGTCCATCCCTGATCATGGCGCACGCCAGCGAAAACAAGGTGGCGGACCTGTCTCCGTGTGGCTTGTCGGAAGTGCATCGGGGACCGTTCTTCCTGATAACCGCTGACAGCCCCCTCAGGTCCACGCCCTGCGTGGCAGGCTCAGGCATCTCTTCGTCGCCCGGGAGCGTCTCAGGGGGGCTGTACAGGGCTGTGACAGCCTCCCATACCTCCGGGGTCACCCGACTGTTCATCGCCTTCTCTGTAAATGCGTGTACAGGAACGATGCTGATGGTGGCATCGGGGTTCAGCATCTCGTTGAAGCCGCCTCGCTGGCGGTTCTTTCCGTACGGGAGACGCACGCCGTTACCCCATCCACGATCGGATAGTTCAACTTGTTTGGGATTTACTTCCTTGGTGGGGGCGTTCACCACATCGCACGCAGCGATCAGCCCGTTGCGTACGTCTGGTGCTGGCATGACATCGGTGAAGAACACCCACAGGTGAAACCCTTTGGAACGTGAGCGTTCCACATGGGAGGTGATACCTACCTGACGCAGTACTTCGTGGACGTTGCGGGCATGAACCAGTGATTCCTGTGGACCTGAGTCCCAGTCGACGCATCCCCAGTAGACCTTGAAGCCATCTCCTTGTTGGAAGAGAGGGTACACGCCGATGTGGGGGCCGCGCAGCAGGTGGTCTTCGATGATTTCGATGAACCCTTTTCCATCGGCGGCGATGAATCCGCCGCTGTCTGTCTGCCATGGCCGGAATCCTTTGGAGTCGGCGGGGTCATCGATGGCTACCTTGCCGCCGCGGAACAGCAGCGTGAAGTCAAACACTACTTGGGAGTCGATGTCATCCATTGTCGGGCACCAGTTCTTCCCAGTATGGGTGAACGTGGCCGCATTCTGGATCCAGATAGTAGGTTTGATCCAGTAGTCGGGCTGTGCGTTTGTTCTTGCACAGATTCAGGTTCACGCTGTTTGAATGGTATGTCTTCTCCCAGTCCGACAGGTCGTTGCGGTCACGCTTGCGGTAGACCTCTACCACGAAGATTGCTTCCTGTTCGCCTCCGTAGCGTCCAGCGTGGATGCCTGCTGGCTGCCCGGGCTGCCCCGCTCCACGGCCTGCTTGGTGGACGAGGCCGATGGGTACGCGTTGGGTCTTGGCCCACCGCTTGACAGCCTGCGCCTTTGAGGTGACGCCTGTGGCATCGGCGTCGCCGCCGGGTAGCAACTCCAGATAGTCCATCATGCAGAACGACGGGTTGCATCCCCACCATTGGCGTGCCTCGTCCATGACTTCCGACATGGCTTCCAGCGACAGCGAGTCGTCTACCACGGCGACGCGGGACAGTTCGTTGGAGGCTGCCTCTTTCAGTTCTCCCAGAATAGTCTGGTTGCCTGCCTTGATTGCTTCTTCCACTTCCGTGGACGACTTGCCTTGAAGCAGGCAGAACAGTTTCATGACGACCAGTTCGCGTGGTTCATCCATAGCGAATATGACGACATGTGCTGACGGGTCGTTTATCAGGTTGCTGACTATGCCATTCAGCAGGATCTGCGATTTGCCTGTGTGGCTGCGTCCCACTACGAGCAAGACTTCGCCCTTGCCGATGCCGCGGGTAGCGAGATCGATTTCGGGGAAGCCCAGATACCAGCGTTCTGCCGGGTTGCGGATGAACCCGACGAGGTTGTCCACGACCGCCGTGGTTGCTGCCCAGCGGCGGGGGGCTTTGGGTTCCGGAGGGGAACCGACCGCCTCACCGCCGTGGACTGCGGCGAGACGGTCGGCTACCTGTTCAGGGGTTAGAACGTCCACGATCTATGTACAGTGTACAAAGACTAGCCGCGGATCTGTGCCCCGATGGAGGCCAGTTCTGCGGCGGTCTTGCCCGTAAACGGGCAGACGAACCAGTCGGGTACCTGAGAGGAACCGTCAGGCTTCGTCAACCAGATGCCCTTGCCATCACCCCGGCGCTTGTAGTCGGGACCCTTCTTGTTGAAGGCGGCGGCGGGGTCCAACTTCTTCTCCCAGTTGGGCGGCCACCAGCCGCTCTGGTTGTTCATCAGGTCAGTCCAGAAGTCGGCCATTGCACCGCCTCCGACAACGGGAGCGGCTGCGGGCGCAGCCCCGGCGACTGGTGCCGCCACGGCAGGAGCCGCCGTATTCCCGGGAATGCTTTTGTCCAACCTCCGGATGCCCTGTTCGGTGATTTCGTAGCCGATACCCAGCGCTTCGTAGTTCGCCATCTCAAGCGTGTTGCCCCATTCGGCAATCTGCTCAGCGATAGCGTCTTGCGTCGTGTCGCCGTCAACCGTAATGGTGACGGAACAGGATGCTTCTGCTGGTTCGTAGGCACCCGTCT